ATGTATCTGCTCCACTCCCGAAACCAATCCAATCACCCTGAATCACTGCTTTAGTGCGGGGCAGAAAGTCAAGACAATAAATGAGAATCTGTGCTACCTTTGGTTGATGTCCAAAGTGAGTAAAGATGTCATCTTGATTGTAGCAAAGACGAATCTTTTGCTTATTAAATGCTGCTTTAGTGCAGACAAAGAACTTTCCATTCTGAGGATTTGTACCCCAAACAATAGCAGGAGCACCATCAATTTTCACACTGACATTAGAGTCAGCAGTAAACCAATTCAGAACACTCAAATCTCCTGTCAAGATAGAATCTTCAGGATGTTCCAAGTGGAGGTTTTGAGTCATTGTTTGAGTGTCAACAAAGTCATCATAAAGTAAAAAAAGGAACCTTGTGGGTTCCTCTGTGACAGTTTATCAGGTGTCTTCTTCTTCTTTGAGTTTGTCCATTGCAGTCTTAGATATTTTACAAACTCGGTTATCTTTGTAAAGTTGAGTTACACGTTCCCGACGAAGTTCAAGAAGTCGGTTGTAAGTTACTTGCTGTCCTTCAGAAAGATTAAAGTCATTGACTCTCCATTCTTTTTGAAGTTCTTGAAGTTGAATCAGGATTTCAGAGGGTTTCATTGAGAGTTTCTTGTGTGGTTTCTTGAGTCACTTTAGGTGTCACCCGAATGTTGTAAGGTGAATTGAAGAATCTACGAAATGCAGTAACAATAATCAGGAAAGTTGATGCAACACCAATCAATCCCAGAAAAGTGACAGCATCACCATTAAAATTAAGAGTTTCAGGAGACATAATCAAAAATCGTATTTGGAATTAAGAAAGGTGTTGAAGGTTTTGTCTTCATTCGTGTCTTCTTCAAAGAGTTCGTCTTGATAAGATTCTTTGAAGTCAAAGTCATTCAGTTCTTCAACTTGAATGTCATCAAACCAATCCATAGAGGTTCCTCAAATGAACAAAAGTAATATACAGAAGATTGTGGTGTTTTTGTGGTGTTGTGTGCCAGTTATTCAGGTGTCCACTCAACGAGACATAATTGCTTTTAATCTTGCTCTTTTTGCTGTTACTTCTGCACCTGCTTCGTGTTCCATTTCTCCGTGTGCTTGACGGATTTGCATACCTTTCCAACGGGCAGATGCTCTGGCAACCTGTTTGTTATACTCATTTGGTTGCATTTTAGGATGTTGCTCTGCTTGTAGTTCTCTCTTTATTTCTTTTTTTAATGCTTCTCTTTCTTGTGCTGCTGCTTGGTTTTCTCTTTGTGCAGATTGGTAGTCAGCAACTTTTTGTTTTTGCTTTGCCATTAAATCAAGTTGTCTCTGACGCAACTCTTGTCTGCGGGATTCAATGTCTTCATTAAATTGCTGAAAAGTCTTCATCTTTACAAATACTTTTAGGTATTTATTTTACATTGAGTTTGCTTATGTGTATCAGTTGGGAAATGATGAGTTCTTAATACTCCATAAACAATAAAACAGTTGGTAATTAAAATAGACAAAAACATCAAGAGACGAATAAGAGCAATCTTATCTGCCTCTTGATTGTTTTTACCTGCTTTTTCTCCCAGAGATTTTGCAATCAATCTCCAGAGACTTTTATGTTTCATTTACCCGATTCTTTAAGTAATTTGACTTGATTCCAATCATTCCTATGCACCAAGACACAAACATCATTCACCCGATTGTTGCCTACCCGAACACAAATTGATAGATATTCGTCACAGACAAAACGAATCTCACCAACCCAATCTCTGTATTGAACGATGATGCCTTCGGCAAAGGATGGTTTCATACAAAGAACTTGTCCAGTGGTGATTCTTTAAGAGGAATTGCTGTGTATTTTGTGGTATTCTTAAAGTTTACAACTTTACCCATTGTCTTACTATTTACAGGACTATAGAACTTACACTCCTTGTGATTGTAGAATCCCCAGATGGTTCTGGTAGATTTGCCCAGATTGTAATCAAACTTGCGGTGGCAATACAACCAAATAGAAAAGATACCACGTTTGAACTCTTCAACTTCATAGACATAATCTTTGGGTGCTTTGTGAGTAAATTGTGGAATCAAATCAACTGAGAGTTTCATCAGCAATCGTAATCTTTGACATATGAGAGCAGTTTAATCTGTTCTTGTAGTTGTAGTATTTCGTATTGCTGTTCTATAATTTTTTGTTGTAATTGCGAGATTCTATCTTGATATTGAGTTTTAAGATCATCAATCATATTGTTGGCATGATCTACGTTTTGTGTCACGTCGTAAATGCCTCAACTACACTGGATTCTACATCTTCAGCAAGAGGATAAGTTCTTGCATTGACTACTTTGTCACGAAGATTTACATAAAACTGTTCGTTGAAACCATCATCATATTCTTTAATCAAATCAAAACATTCATCATCATCCTCTGCAATCACTGCCCAAAGTCCACCATATTCACTTCTAGGAAAGGGGCAAAAATGATCAACCAGATAAAGAAACTTTTGTGCCATTTGTTTTTGTAAGTTACTCCTTAAGTTTAATGTGAAATGATACGATTGTCAATAGAACTCTGCCAAGATGTAGTCGCAAGTGACTTCATATTTCTCAGCAAGTTCATTGACTTCTTGCCAGAACTCTTCTGCCTCTTTGCTTTGTTCTGCTTGTTGAATCAGTTTTTTGATGCTATCGGGAATCATTTTTTATTCAGGTAATCAAAGTGTTTGGAAAATAGAACAAAGAAGAACCAAGCAAATGCTGCTGAAATGATGAGAAACTCTATCATTTTTGATCTGTAAGATTTTGAATTGCTTGTTGACGATAATGTGCTTTGAACATAGCATCATCACGTTGAATACAGAAGATGTTCCAGACAATAATTGCAGAGAACCCAATCAATCCAGCAGCAATGTATTTGGTTTTCATTTTAGATGCTCTCTGCAGTAAACAAAACGTTCCCATTCTTTATCTGTGAAGTTGTCAGAAGCATAGGGAATACCAACAACATAGGCACAGAACTTGTTAATCTCTTCAGAACGGTTACTTGTAGCAATCAAAGAACTTGCAAGGAGTTCAATCATTTGTTCATTTGGAAGATACGTTAGATTTGAAAATCATATTAGCAAGAAAGATAATAGCAAAGTTCTGCCAGAAGGACAAAGATACACCAAACCAAGACAGAATCAATCCAAGCAACCACGCTTCAAAAAGAAGTCCAGCAGTTGCAAGGACAATTACACCAAATACAGCACCAAGAGCAGTAGAAGTTTTCATTTTTCAGAATCAATAATTTTTTTAAGATCTTCACTCAAACGTTTATTTGCACGACGAGTGAGAATAATGTCTGCGATGCAATAACCAAAGGCAAATCCTGCCATAATTGTAGTGATCATACTGCAACTGCTCCTTCAGGAATAGAAACAACTTCGGGAAGTTTGGAATTATCAAACTGGTGCATATTATAGCACACCCACTTACCACTACGGAAGACATATGCGTATTCTTCACTGTTATCGGGAAGAAGAAACTCACAGAGGTCTGCATCAAGACGGGGAGGGCAATCTTCACCACGTTGAGAGTAGTATTGAGGACCATATTCTGCATTTTTAGCAGATCCATTATCATTCCATCGTTCATCAGTCCAACAGGAAGACATATCACCACCATCAATCAGTTCAGCAGCAAGTTCTTTGTTGTTGTAGTGAGTAGTCAGAATACGACCCAACCATTCAGGATAACCATCCCAGTGATGATATGCTGAAAGAATAGAACCATCAGAGAGTTCAAGTCCAATTCGTGAACGGGTGCCCATAAAATAGTTGAAGTGTGGTTTGTGTTGAGAGGCAACCTCTGTGCCTCATAAACTTATGATAGAACGGCACAGGGCAGTTTCAAGATGCTCTGTGCCAGTTCTGCAAGTGTCACATCAGAAGTCCAAATAATCCTCTATTGCTTCATCAATCTTTTGAGAAAGTGAAGTCGGAGGAAGAATAGGATTAACTTCTCCAATGTCACACTGATAATAGTCTCCCAAATTAAGTTCAATCATTGCACCATCTGCACCCTCTTGATAGAGTGAACGTGCAACTTCATCTTCCAGAACAACAACCCGACGTGCTGTCAAATCAAGAACCAGAAGATAATCATAGGTAGAGTCTTTTTTGAAATCCTCTACAGTTTTTGTTTCAGACAGAAAAGACTTGACCTTGAACTTTTTAGTTGCGTGAACATCTTTACGTTTGTAGAAAAGATCCTTTCCCATCTTCATCTCAATTCGGATGAAGTTTCCAGTTTCATCTTCCCAGATGAAATCATAACCAGTTTTGTCAACCCTGACGAGATCAGAAAACTTTGCAAGTCCCTTTTCAACAGCAGTGGCACGGGCAAAGTTATCTGCATTGGAGGAGAAACCTTTGTCGGAGTAGAGAGAATCTACAACTCCAAAAACTTTGTTCCAGTTCACACCAGTTTCAAGGTGATCAATTAGATGAGTCATAGTGTCAGTAGTGGACATATGCAATATACACAAGATGAGAGGTCAATCAATAGGTAATGTGCCACTTGATTGACTGGCACAGTGCTGTTTGATATACTTTTGTGCCTGCAATGAAGTGTTTACAACATCAAGTTGCCGTCCATTGTGAATAATCATCAGTTTCTTCCCAAAAGGAACCGCAGCATAATCACCTTTAATAAATCCTTCTTTCATCGTTTAATAGTAGAAATTGCTGGTTCTCCGTGTTGAAATACAGTATCAACAACGTTCTGAATCTTCTTGGCAGTGCTGATACCAACCGAATTAAAAGTGGGAATCACCACAAGTCCATAAGATTTGTGATATTCTGATAGATTGCCTGGTGTGATTGTCCCATTGCGAAGTCCTGCAGCATCTTTGTGATGTAATCTTACCACTCTTCCAATCGTTTGGCAGATACCGATTGCATCCATTGAACGCATAAAGATGACTGCTTCCAAACCTGAAACATTGATACCTTCAGACAGAATAGAATGATGAAGCAAAACAAACTTCTTAGAGTCATCCTTACTCCATTCGTGCAGAGTATCAAAGAACTCTTCACGATTGACTTTCTTACCATCAATAATCGCACCAGTCTTAGATGTAATCACCATCCAAGAGTATCCACGTTGCTCAAGTTGAATACAGAAAGGAGTTTGTGACATCAAAGCAGTGATTTGTTTGGTTGCTTTGGCACATACAAGAACCTTAGAAACTGCTGCCTCATCAATACTTTCCAGTAGATGATTACAGTCACGTTCAAACACATTGGTGCTGTCCAATGAAACTTGCTTGGCAATAATCTTTGGTGGAATGATATAACCTTCCCGAACCATTCTTGGTGCAGGAACATTTGCAATGATGTTACCATAAACCTGAACATTGTTCATTCCAGGTTTCTTGGGTGTGGAAGAATACTTTGGAGTTGCAGTGTAGAAGTAACAACGTTCTGACTGTTCACTGAAGTATTCTACCGCAGGATAAAAGTTCTTCTGCACCGAATTGTGTGCTTCATCAAAGTGAATTGTATGAACTTTGATGCCCGACTCCATCACCTTATGCAGAGAGTGATAGGTAGTGAAGATGAGTTTATGAGTTTTGGTATGAAACCACCATTTGAACAAAATATCGGAGTTTGTTGAGGATGTATGATGTGTCTCTCCCGAGTGACAATGATACACAGAAGCATTTGTGATGTGCTCCAGATACTCAGAAGAGAGTTGATTCGCAAGCAAAATTCGCGGAGCAACAACTACAACAGTCTGAGGAGTTTCTGATTCAAACTGAGAGATTGTATTTGCAATTCCTACAAGAGTCTTACCTGCACCTGTGGTTGCACAAATGATACCTTTCTTGTGTTCTTTCTGAGCATCACAGCACTCAATCTGATGTGGACGAAGTGAAACAGAAACCATAAGGTAAGAATCAATGAAGTAATCATATCAAAAATCTGCTGCTGTGGCAAGTGAGTGTGCCAGTTGAT